TTGAGCCTTTGTAAAAAGAGTCGTTTTAAATAATCCTTCGGTATTTTTGTCAATATCTTCGAATGCTAATCCGGCAGCATTGGCGGTACTTTGCAATCCTGTTTTAACTTCAGCTGTTGCGATTTTTAATTGTTCAAATTCTTTAGCCCCTTTTTTTATAAATTCAAAACCTTCAAAAGCAACCCCAATGCCAAGAGTAGGCAAAATAAAACCTTTCAGAGATTCCATTATTCCCTTCATGTGTTCACCCATCCTGGTGAAAGCCGTTTGAACCTTTTTGGTTTCCAATGTCGCTTTTGCCCCCATTCCCTCAAGTGCATGATTGATTTTAGCCATTTGTTCCTGAGAGTTACCATCAACCGATACTGTAAATCCGTAAGTTGCCATATTATTGATTATTCATCATGGTTAAGATAAGGAGCATGCCAAAGTTTTAAGACTTCATTGAGAATAATGGTGCTATCTATATAGTCTCTGATTGTCATATGATCAACTTCTTTTTTGGAATAATTAAGAAAAGCGCGAAACATGGTCTTTTTATATTTTACCGGGTCTCGCGCTATCAGATTTTTAACCGCCAATTCCGGCGTGTCATTATGCTCCTTTATTTCATTCTCAATGTCGAAAAAAAGGGGGTAAATTTCTCATGAAGGGCCCAGAGAGCAAATTCAAGAATAGAACCAGAATCATTAAGAAACTCAGTCTTATCGCCTTCGGTGAAATTGTCATTGATAACTAAAAGTGTTTTAATAGCTTTAACTGTCAAATCGTAAAGAGAATCAGAATCTATTTTAACTTCTCCTCCATCTTTAGATGAGCCAGCGAAAAGGGTAGTCAACATAAAATGAAGTTTATGTTGATCCCTTGCCACCCGGCTTAATTCCTTAAACGTTGCAGTTTTGGAAATCTCAACCATTGCCCATTCACCATTAACGAGCTGATTGGATAAAAAAGTTATTTCCTTTTCGTATGTTTCCATTATACCATCGTTAGAGCATTCCAATCAATATTGATCAATGTCTGAACAGCCTTTGCCTTAACAGATACACTTTCGGTATTAAGGTTTGCCTGGCCCCATACATGCGAAAATATTCCATTCAGAGACGCAATAGCAATAGTGCATCCAGATACCTGGGTAGCCTCAGTATAGCCAGCCAATTGTAAGATAGCAGACATTTCTCCATGCTGTAAACTGAGTTTACCGGAGTATTTGACCGCGTTTCTTTTTTCTCCTATCGGATCTTCTGTGCCAATTGCATAGATAGTTTCCGGCTCGCGAGTGGTTGTCCAATCGAATGTTTCTCCTGTCAAAATTGGATAAGAAACACTATCAATGATCAGCAATACTTTATAGTCTGCTGCCCTTAAAATGAGTTTATTTAATTGTGGCATAGTTTATAGTGTTGCTGAAAATTGTATTGTCCCGGTAACCGCCCCAAGAATCGGAGTAGGTACGATAGTAATTACAAAATTCAAGGTTTTAGTAGCATTGAAATTTACGCCAGTAACAACAAGTGAACCATCCGACAAATCACCCGATCCGCTCGAAACGGTCAAAGGTGAAATATATTGATCGTAGAACTCTTTTTGTTTGGCATTTAAATAGATTGAATCAACATTGCCAGTCTTAGGATTTAAAGGCAAATTCTTTCCCATTTCCTCAATGAAAAACGACAAAGCGTCTGCACTAATCGCATTAGCTACACGATTATATTCCTGAGTGGAAAGCTGATTTGAAGCAAGATCACAAGTTGCTCCATCGTTCCAGAAATAGCCTGAATGATTAAACCAATTACGGAGGAACATATATTGCTTACTGCCAAGCGAACTTACATCAGAAGGGGATAACTTAGCGACCGGAGTAGCTGCCGTATAAACAGCCCCACCATCAGTTGTGGTAAATGAAGTATGTCCGGTTACTGCCGTGAATGATTGACCTGACAGATAAAGAACAGCATTATAGGTTACCGTTCCACCATATACAGTATAAACGACTCCAACCGTCAAAGTACCAGAAGCCGGCAATGCAATTCCATTTGTCAGATAAGCGGTTGATGTATTGACCGGACCATCAGCCACAGCTCCGAAACCATGACCTATTGAGATACGGGCAAAACGACCAAGTGCCAAGCCAACAGAACTAACCCCATTCGGCCGAGTTCCAGTAATACAAATGGAAACAGACGACGCAGCCTGTGTAGCCATCGAACCAATAGTCGAAGGAGTCACCGTAGTACTCATATTATACCCGTCAATTATAGAGCTAAATTGATACCCTAAATTGAAAAGTTGAGTTGTCGCTGTCTGTAATGCGGTAATAGTTGCGGCTACATCCGTCGGGAAATCGGTTGTTGATTGTGTGGCAGTTGGTACATCGTAACAAAGACCCAACATTTTAATGCGATTTGCAGGATCATCGGCGGCAGTTCCCCGGATAAGACCGGAGAAAGTCGAACTAGCTACATAAGTCGCAAAGGCATTGGATTTTGCAGTCCCAACCAACCAAAGCAAAGCACCATCCCCAGCCTGAGCGTAAAACTCAGAAACTTGTTGATAGATAGCCGTTCCGTTGGTTACGTCAAGTGCCGCCGTTATTCCCAGTGTTGTTAAATCTGACAACTTTGAGATAAGATAAGCGGTATCAAGTGCGAAAGTAGTAGAAATAGCAACAGCCTTACAGATCATACCCATAACTCCATCGGAAGAAGCCGGGATTCCTGAAGCGTTGTTAACTACTACAATATTAATAGGATGATTCATAATTTAATTTTTAGAATCGTTCTTACTGAGATACTGGCCGACCTCTTTTTGTTTTTTCTTCTGTTGCTTCGACTTCTTCCGGTTCAACCGTGAATGTCTTAACATTTGAAGTATACACATTTGTGCGTTCTTTCAGAATCTCCTGGTTACGGTTTTCGAGCATCATTTTTTGAAGTTCTTCAACATTTCCGGGTATTTTATCGCCTGTAACGAATTTTACCCGGTATGTTGATTCTTCATTCGATGGATTGCTGAAATCTTTCCGAAAATCAGATTTTTCCTGAGTAATATACAAATTCCCGTCTCCGTGAATATAACATACTCCGTATTCTTTAAGAACAGCTTTAATCTGAGGTAGGCAATTTTGATGAAGTTTGAAGATCATTGTTTTTGAGTTTTTTAGTATTGATTGAACCTTGCCCGGTTAAATAGTTTGCCTTTAACTGAAGCTGTCGAAGAAGTAATAAACTGGACCATTAAGTATCTGCCCTCGAATTTTGCTGTATCCTGGACAAACGAAATATTAGACCAGCCGGAAGCGGTAAGCGTTAATGTTTTAGAATATGCAGTTAGGTTTTTGCCTTTTTTTATGGTGACAAAATCGGCAGTTGCCGGATCATTTGACTGTAAAAAATTAACTGTAACCGTTGCCGTTCCCGCTCCGATCTTACTCCAATAAGTTGCAATGAATGGATTAACCATGTTCGTATGACTCACGGGTAAGATGTATTGAAGAGTGTCTGACACGAGCAAACTATCAATAGGAGTTAGATTAACCCCAGCAAAATCAACGGTATTCGTTAATGTTGTGTTTGTGATATAAACAGTCGGCAAAGTTCCCTGTACTGGCTTATGAGCATAACTCACCGCAAACATAAAAACAAGAGACAAAAGGAAAATAAACTTTTTCATATTATTTGTGTTTTTAAGTATTCCCGGTGGCTAGCCGGGAATATCTGATTTATACTACCGGAGGTGTTCCGTAAGTTAACAACGATGTACCCGCGAAATCGGCACGTAAAGGTTTGATACCAATACGAATGTCAGCAGACATTTTGTAACCGTAATTCGATGGATCTTGAATCATGAACACGTCAAGCATTCCAAGGCCAATACCAACCTGAGAAGGGATAAAACCAACAGCAGAGCTAACGGCAGTTGAAGGAATAACGCCTTCAGGGTCTTTAACTGCGCTTGTGGCAGGGTCGTAAACCGCAACGCGTGAACGCTGGTTAAGAATGGTATGTTTGAACTTCAAAAGATCCGCACCATCAGCGTTTATCCACCTGGTCAATAATGACTTAGTTTCAGGATCTTTGCTGATGTAAGAATCCATAGTAGGATCAATGACCAATACAGGCTTCTGCTCGTCAAGATTGAAATTCTGACGGTTGTAAATCTGCTCAACAGTGATAATGTCGTTCAGAAGTGGCTTTGCAAGATTCCCGGCAAATGATGGATTCCAGTAGA